CGGTTGGTCTCGGAGGCTCGCGAGCGCCTCGACCAGATCAACAAGAACACCGACGAAGCACGCACGTCCGAGCTGGAGTCGCAGCACGACAACGCTATGTCAGAGCTCGACAAGATCGATCTGTCGATCGGCCGTGAACAGCGTGTTAAGGCGTTTGAGGCATCCGAGGAAGCACGTTCCGAGGAAGTCCGTCGCACTAGGCGCCCGAGCGAATCCAATAGCGAAAGCCGAGCTGAAGACAACGGCGTCACCTATAGGGACGCCTTCTACAAGATGCTCTCTGTCGGTGGCCAGGTCTCCGAGCTATCCACCGAGGAGCGCAGTGCTCTCCGAGGCGGCGCGAAGCAAGGCGCTCAGTTCGACACTCGCGCCCAGACCGCTGGCACGACCACCGAGGGCGGCTTCACCGTCCCCGCCGAGCTCGCTCAGGAGATTAACAAGTCTCTCGCGATTTGGGGACCGATGTTCGACGAGAACGTAGCTAAGGTGTTTACTACCAGCACCGGCGCGGCCGTAACGATCCCGACCGTTGACGATCGTGCGAAGGCTGTCGCAAAACACACGGAAGGCTCTGCTCTTACTGATGACGGCGGCGTCGACGTTGTGTTTGCCTCGAAGACCCTCAACGCTTATGTGTTCGACACCGAGTTCGTTAAGTTCTCGTTCGAGCTCGCAGCCGACTCCGACTTCAACATCGAGCAGGTTCTCGGCGAACTTCTCGGAGAGAGACTTGCGCGACGTGCGAATGTTGAGCTCACCACAGGCGACGGCACCGGCGATCCTAATGGTATTGTGACCGCATCGACCCTCGGTGTGACTGCGGTAGCTACCAATGCGATCACCTGGGACGAGGTCATCGACCTGGAGCACTCGGTCGACGCAGCCTACCGCACCTCGCCAAAGACTCGCTTTATGATGGGTGACGGCCTTCTCGGCGCCCTTCGGAAGCTCAAGAACGGTGACGGAACGTACCTATGGACCGCCGGCAACGTCATTTCCGGAACGCCGGCCGCCATCAATAACCGTCCGTTCTCGGTCAACGCAGCTATGCCTGCGGCTACTACGGGTCTTAAGCCTCTTATTTTTGGTGACTTTGGCAAGTATTGGGTCCGTAAAGTTGGCGACCCAGTGGTTGGCGTTATGCGTGAGCGGTTCTGGCCGGACCTCGGCATTGCAGGCTTGATGCGCCTGGATGGTGAGTTGGCTGACGCCCGCGCGGTGAATCATCTGATCCTCGCTTAACTAACGGCGTCGGGCGCGAGCCCGGCGCTATCCTTTCACTTTAAAGGAGTCACCTTAAATGGTAGCTTTCACGCTCGTTCAAACATCTCAGCAACCACAGATCGACGGAGTTTCTGTCGATGGTGGTGCCGCTCTTAAACTTGGCAATATCGCTGCGGCCGCTGACTTACTCGCCATCCCTCTCACCGCCAACCACGTCTCTAAAGCCACAGGCGGTGACGCCGAGGCTCTTACTATAGCTGATGGGGCGGTTAATCAGCTTATTACTATTACACTCACCACAGACGGCGGTGGTGACGGCACGTTGACACCCGCTACGGTAACAGGATTCGCGACGATCGTATTCGCTGATGCTGGAGATACCGCTACGCTACGGTTCATCGACACTACTATCGGGTGGATTCTTGTAGGCGCCTCCGGTGTCGCAGCCCCGCCTGCTATCACGGTATAATAAATGCGGGCGGCCTAGTGCCGTCCGTTTTTTACTCAACGGAGTGTTACAATGCGAATTAAGATGATCAAGACGGTGGTCGGCTCAGAGACTAATGGTAAGCCTTGGTCCGTAGAGGCTGGCACCACTACAGGCAGATTTAGCGACGAGGAGGTTATGCGTATGGTTAGCGCCGGCGTTTGTATCCCGTACTCTAATGAGAAGGTCGAGACCACTAGAGTCGTGTCTCCAGAAGCACTGGAGACCAGAACGCGCCGGGCGAACAAAGTTAAGAGCACCACCCCAAAAACAAGGCGTAATGGATAATGACCTGGGGCCCAATCGTAGTCACATCAGCACCCTCTACAGAGCCGCTAACGACGGCCCTGGTTAAGGCGCACTTGCGCGTCGACACATCCGACGATGACACAATTATCGACGCTTACACCGCTGCGGCTAGGGCTCACATCGAAAACTCGACTGGGACCCGCCTGGTTACGCAAACGGTTACGTTCAAAACCGGTTCGTTTGCTGATATGGCGAGACTTCCTGTCGGTCCGGTTCAGTCGATAAGCAGCATCACTTACACCGATACCGCCGGGGACTCGCAAACAATAGCGACCTCGGTCTACGATACTCGTTTGGAGCGGCTTGAGAACTCTATAATTCTTAAGCCAGACCAGGCTTGGGTGTCTATCCAGGCGAACTCTCTAGTCACGGTTACAGCCATTGTCGGGTACGGGGCACAGGGTAGTCAGGAGCCAGATATCCTGAACGCGCTGCGGTTGCTTATCGGCGATATGTACGCATTCCGCGAGTCGGTGGGCGCGAGTTTGCAGCGCGTGCCTTCTAATCTCACCGCCGATGCACTCTTAGCTAACCATAGAATAGAGCTAATCTGATGTTCGCAGGTAAGCTAGACAGGCGGGTGACAATCCGCCGACAGGGGACCGCGAGGAATGAGTTTGGCGAACCGACTGGTTCCTATGCGGACTACTTGATTGTGTGGGCTTCTAAGCGAGGTCTGTACTCTTCAGAGAGTCGCAAGGCTGACGAGATGGGCGCGTCTGCTGCGTCTGTATTCGAGATAAGGTACTCGACAGAAGCTTCAGCAATAACCCCCTTGGATCGCCTGGCGATCGACGGTCGTGATTACGATATACAGTCGATCGAAGAAATCGGGCGCCGAGTTGGCTATAGGATTATAGCGGTAGCGAGGACTGACTAATGGCGCTGCAATATATAGACGGGTTCAGGGGGCTAGAGAAGGCTCTTAAAGAACTACCAAAGGCTACCGGTAAATCTGTCCTCCGGAGAGTCCTCAAGAAGCGTGGTAAGCCGATAGCTGACGATGCCAAGACTAGGGTTCCCAGGGACGAAGGTGAGCTGGCCGATTCGATAGATGTGTCGACTAAGCTATCTAAACGTCAGAAAAGCTTGCACCGCCGGTCGATCGACAAGGGTACTGTAGACATGTTCGTCGGCGCGGGACCCCTACCACACGCGCATTTGGTTGAGTTCGGAAGTGTACATAACCAGCCTAAGCCATTCTTGCGACCAGCCTGGGATGCGGGGAAAAATAAGGTGCTCGGAGGCTTAGAGAATGACCTTTGGGACGAGATAAACCAGGCGGCGAGGCGGATAGCCTCTAAACAGGGAATTCTGCTATAATGGAAGAAGCACTAAGGAATAAGCTGCTAGCCATACTCGCAGTCTACGACCTGGTCGGAGATAGAATAACTTGGAACATAAGACCACAGGGGTCATCACTGCCGGCAGTGCTACTACATCTTATAGACACCACGCCCGCAGACGATGCTGATGGTAACTCTGGACTTAGTGAGTCCAGGGTTCAAGTCGATTGCCTTGGTGCGACTTATAGGGAGGCTAAGCTGTTAGCCAGGGCCGTTCAGACTCTCGGCGTAGAGTTCACAATAAACCAAACTGAGTTCACTGGCGTTTACGTAGACGCCGAAAGAGACGATCACACCGACTCGTCGGCTGCGGGAAGTGTCCACCGCACGACAGTCGATCTATTATTGTGGCACGACAACTAGGGAGCCGTTAATATGGCTGCACGCATTGGCCGCAAGGTCACACTGACTTGGAACGGCGCCGCGATCACCGGCGTCAGAGAGATGGGCGTAACCGCTAACGGCGAGCCGATCGACGTAACCTCGGACGAAGACGACGGACTTCGCACCCTTCTCTCGGAAGCCGCAGAATTATCTGTCGAGATATCGCTCGCTGGGATCGCGAAAGAGAACGCGCTGTTCGATGACGCTATGGCAATCACCGGACGCGAGCAGACCATCGCTATGACCTACCCGGACGGTTCTACGCTCGGCGGTCAGTTTTTCTTGTCTAACTACTCAGAGTCGGACCCTTACCGAGACGCCTCTACATTCACCGCGACCCTGCTCTCGACAGGCGCAATAACTTACACCGCAGCTTAGGAATAAACTAATATGGCAGACATTACAGTAACAGCTGCGAATGTGGTTCCACAATCGGACGCTGTTCTTGTTACGGGTAAGGCTCTCTCGGCGGTTACCGCTGGGCAGCCTGTGTATCGCGATACGACTACTCGCAAGTTCGCACCGGCCGACACCGATCACGGCACGGCGATCAACAGGGTTGTGTTCGGGATCGCGGTGAACGGCGCAGCTGCGGACCAGACGCTAACGGTCCAAACTGCGGGAACAATTGATATCGGCGCCACTACAGTGGTCGGCGTTATCTACGTCCTCTCGGGAACTGCCGGAGGTATTGCACCGGCAGCCGATCTTGCTACGGGAGATTACACTACCGTGTTAGGTATTGGCGTAACCACAGCCAATATTAAACTCGGAATCTTCACGTCCGGGCTCGCGGCTTCGTAATGGCCGGTAGAGGAGGTTTTGAGTCTATAGAGCTGGTATGGCGGGGGGAACCCTTCGTCATACCTTCTCACCAAGTTATGGGCGCGATCGCCGCGATCGAAAAGGTCGGTACGATTAAAGAAATACACGACGACAACACCAATCGCGGAACTGTTCGCCTGGCGACTCTCGCGTCGGCGTTTGGGGCCGTGTTGCGTTATGCTGGTTCCAGGGTGACCGACGAAGAGGTCTACATTGGTATGCACGAGTCCGGCAATGAGCTGGAGACTACCCAGGCGGCGCTCGGCGCGATTATTAGCATTATGATTCCACCGACCGGTGGTCCACAGGTTAGCGAGGATGCTCCGAGCGTAACAAAAAAAACCAAGCCGGTCGCGGCGAGTTCGTTAGCGAAGCCTACAAGCTAGCGGTCGGGCATTGGGGGTTCAGACCAAAGGATTTTTGGTCGATGCATCCCACAGAGTTTTATTGGTTGCTAGAGGCTAAGAAGCCACAGAAAATGTATGGGCCGTTCACCGAGGAGCAAGCGGAAGAACTCTACCAGGAACTAGAAGACGGACCAGGCGCTTAAAACGCGCCTGGTTACCCCCCTTAACACATCAAACGGCTACAGGTTATATATGGCAAGCTCAGTTATCGGCGCTCTTCGCGTAAACTTATCGGCGAACACCGCTGCGTTTGACAGGGGTATGTCGAGCGCCGATCGACGACTTAATGCGTTTAATACTCAGGTAACACGAGCCGCCATAGCTATGGCAGCGGCTGTCGGCGCGGCCCTATTCACCTTAACCCGTAGCTCACTAGAGACAATCGATACCCAGGCTAAGATCGCGACACAGATCGGCGGAACAACCGCAGCGGTCCAGACCCTGGCACATGCTGGCAACCTAGCCGGCGTGTCTATCAGTGAGATGGAAGGCAACCTACAGCGTATGAACCGCCGCCTCGGCGAGTTCGCGAGCACGGGTGCGGGACCTGCCGGGGCGGCGTTCGATCGGCTCGGACTCGCTGCCGACGATCTTCTCGATCTAGATGTGGACGATCGAGTAGCGTTAATCGCCGATGCTATGCAGGGTCTTGAGAGCGAAGCCGAGATGGCTGCTATCGCGTTTAATATCTTTGGCGAAGCTGGTCTTAGGATGGTGCCGCTTCTGCTACAAGGCGGCGATGCTATTCGAGGGGCTCGCGAGGAGCTGGACAGGTTCGGCGTTACCGTCACCGAGGCGGGCGCTCAGCGGGTCGAGGCCGCGAACGACGCTGTCACCACCCTAGGTCTGGCGTTCACCGGACTAGGCAACACCCTTGCTATCCGAGTCGCACCTGCACTTGAAAGCGCCGCCGAGTGGCTCGGCAACTATCTGTCAGAGAACGACCGCCTAATCGAGAGCGTTCTGGAGATCGTCCAGGTCCTCGGGACTGTTCTCGCAGGCATCCTTGTAGGCAGGTTGCTGTCGGGCATAGTCGGCGCGGTTACTGCTATCGGCACGCTCGTAACTGCTATCCGGTTAGCGTCGGTCTCGGCAATAAGCTTGCAAGTGGCAATGGGGCCGCTCGGCCTTGCGCTGGGGGTTGTCAGTGCTATCGTCATACTGCTCGCCAACCGGCAAGAGGAAGCCGGGGCGGCGACTAAAATACACGCCGAAACCATCGACATACTGATGGGCAGGATTGTCGCAGCGACCGATCAGGCGCCGGAATACATTCAGAGTCTTGAAGACGAAGCCAGGGCGGCGTTGGACGCAGCACAGGCTAATCTTGCGTTGGCGGAAGCGCGAGCGGCAAACCTTCAAGCGTTGGTGAACGAGCCTAGAATCGGTCCTGCCGCTGCTAATGCGTTGGAAGAAGAACTCACCAACATAGAGGCGATTCGAGATAACATTTTCGCGGCGATGAATGCGATTCTTGCCGCTCGGTCGCGGTCGGTGACAACCAACCACACAGCAGAGTCTGGAGGGGCGGTTCCGTTCGGACCGGCCCTGGACCCTGGCCAGGCCGAGGTCGGGGTGGGTGACGAGGATGCGCTGAACAAGGCTCTCTTGCACCGCAAAGAAATAATCCAGGCTTCTCTCAGCGAAATCGCTTCGTTAACGCAGGAGTCCGTCGACACTATCGATGGGATAAACGATTCTGGGTATCAAGATGAGCTAGACGCCGCTCGCGAGCAACAAAGATCGCTGACCGAGATCGAGGAGGCGGGGAACGCTGAACGAGCTCGGAATCGAATGGCGGTAATTTCTCAGTGGGGCTCGGTTATGGGCCAGCTATCCAACCTGATTAAGAACGAAGGTGAGAAACAGTTCAAGATCGCCAAAGGACTCGCGATTGCAGAGGCGCTTATAAACGTTGCCCAGGGGATCACGAAGGCCCTTGCTGGACCCTTTCCCTTCTTGAATGCCGCAGCGATCGCAGCCTCCGGGGCTATCCAGATTGCCTCTATCCGCAGACAGCAATCCTCGGGCGGAGGGTCGGTCACAACACCGTCTGGAGGAGGCGTCGGCTCCGGAGGCGGAGGTGGAGGCGGAAGCCAAACGCTGCACGTTGAAGGCATCGACGAATCCGCACTGTTTAGCGGATCGGCTGTCCGGGGGTTGGCGGAACGTCTACTAGAATACCAGGCTGATGGCGGAAAGGTGGTCTTTCAATGAGTATTCACATATCAACGGCATACGCCGCGACTTTAGCTGCTAGTGAGCAGACAAACGCGCCGATCATCTGCTATCAGAATCTGTTGACCTCGGCGAACCTGTCGACCGATGAAGCTAATACAGCTTTTCCGGCGGTGAACCTCGCGAACGTCTCGACAGCCAGCATCTGGAAGGCGACAACGCTTGCAGAGCAATACATAACCTCGGCTATCTCAACGGTCGAGACTGTCAACTTCGTTGCTATCGCGCGCCACAATTTCGGCACGGCCGGGATCGCAGTCTCTATCGAAGGCGACCCAGATGGTTTGGGGTTCGACGAGCTCGTAGCGTCGGCGATACCAGCTAACGACGCACCTCTAATCTTTCGGTTCACGCCGATCGCACTAACGTCGATCCGAATAAAACTCGCGGCCGGCACCGTTATCCCACAAGCTGCGGTCGTGTACGTCGGCACCGATCTACCGCTACAGCGCAACATCTATGTCGGACACACGCCGATCACCTACGGCCGATCGAATAGGATCGTAAACGGTCGGAGTGAGAGCGGTAACTTTCTGGGCCGCATAGTGATCGGATCGAGTGTTGGGACAAGCGTGTCACTCCAGAACCTGACGGCAGCCTGGTATAGGGCTAGCTTTGAGCCGTTCCTTCTAGCCGCTAAGGAGGCTCCTTTCTTTTTTGGGTGGCGACCATCGACCTATTCAGCCGAGGCTGGATTCGCCTGGCTGACTAACGAACCGCAGCCGGTCAATCAGAGAAGCAACGGCATGATGATGATTGACATGAACCTTGGAGGAATCGCGACTTGACGGAGGCTGTAACTTATATCGAGATGGATATCGACTACTGCTCTCTAGCCCACGGCACGGGGTCGTGTGTTGCGAACCTAGGGTCAGGCTGGCCAGATGTAGATACAGTCGGCGCCAGTGAGGTTGCTAAGACATTCGATGGATCGACCGATTACTACACTAGAGGCGCGGCGCTAACCGGTGCGGCAGCTTCTAAGCTCGTTACGATTGTGGGTTCTTTTAGGAAGACCGCCGGGGACGCCTCGCTACAGTGCTTGTTCAGCGGGGCTAGTTCCATAGGTGGGGGGACTCAGCGAGGTCTTACAGTCGAGATAACGACGAACGACGCACTTAGATTCGTGGGGTATAATGCGGCCGGCTCGGTTATCCTCGATATAGTCACGGCTAACGATACGATCGAGATCGCCGATGGCTGGATTCACTTCGCGGCGTCCTTTGACCTGGCGACCGGGGCCAATAGACATATCTACATCAACGGCGCCGAGGTATTAGCCGCTGGAACGGTAACGACCTACACAGACGATTCTATAGACTTCACAGTAGCAGACTGGTCCGTAGGGGCCGAGGCTGATGGGTCCTCCTTCTTCACCGGGGTGGTCGGACAGCTATGGATGGAAGATGGGGTCTACCTCGATCTCTCGACGGCGGCGAACCAGGCGCTGCTCTACACTACGTATGACGAGGCCGTCCCCGAGTACCTGGGCGCAAGCGGCGAGTTGCTGAACCCATCTACCTCGCCTGTTCTTTTCTTGATGGGGACCGCCTTCGAAACGAACTTAGGCACCGGCGGAGCCTTCACTGAGACGGGCACGCCGACCGACATTCCATTCGCTACCGCGCCTCGTAAATGTTTCAACACTCTTAAGACGTGCCAGGATAGGGCTAATTACGCGACCTCGACGGTTACGCTTAGGTTCGCGGTGCCGGCGGATCATCTAGACGAGACCATCGACTGTATCCCCAACATCAAAAACGTCTCTATGTCGCCAGGCGTTGTTAGCCTAGGCCGGGACCTGGGCCTTCGATCGACGCTGACCGCATCATTCTCGGATCATCCCTGGAACGACACCGGCACCGGGTACGATAAGAGCTACGCAGAACGATCTTACACTCCATTCAGCCAAGGGTCATATTGGGGCAAGTTCCGGGCTCGGCAGCCTTTCCTTCGTGGCCAGGCGATAAGGCTTATCCGAGGGACGAACACACAGACCATAGCCGAGATGGAAACTCGGCATTTCATCATCGACTCCTTCACCGGCCCTAGCACCTCGGGCTTGTTCAATATAATCGCGAAGGATGCTCTAAAACTCGTAGACAACGATCGGGCCAAGGCTCCGAATCTGTCGTTAGGCTATCTGAACGGCGCGATCACAGACGTAGCCACATCTGCGACCCTGGCTCCGTCTGGTATCGGCGCCACCGATTACGCAGCTTCAGGCAGCGTCTGCATAGGCGGTAAGGAGATATGCACGTTCACCCGTTCTGGTGACGTTCTAACGTTGGTACGCGCGCAGAGCGGAACGACGGCGCAAGCTCACTCGGCACAGGACCGAGTCCAGACATGCTTGCTGTACACCGCAGCGGACCCGGCGGATATACTCAGCGACCTGCTAACGACCTACAGCGATCTGACCTCCTCGGAAATACCGCTGGCAACATGGCAAGCTGAGACTGCGAACTATCTCGCCAATGTCTACACGACGGTGATATCGGAGCCGGTCGGCGTTAACGCGCTTGTTTCGGAAATTGTTGAGCAGGCTGGTCTAGCTGTTTGGTGGAACGATGTTGACCAGCAAGTCAACATGCGAGTCCTTAGAGCTATCGCCACAAACGCCAAGAGTT